ATCCTGTAAAGGCACTTTCCCTGAATATCTTGTTGAACTAATGGGGCCAGTACCTGAAGAAAAGACCATTGTCATAAATGTCTCGAAGCCTGGAAATGCAACTGAGGCCGTTATTTTAATGTCAGTGTATGATGCTGATTTCCCAGATGAAGGTGAGCTTATAATAAACGGCAATACTCCGATAAGCCTATTTGATGATGGTGTCGATGGAGACTTTTCGGATGTAATTATTACAACTCCTGGATCATTCTGGAATGACGGCGATAATACACTACTGTTTACCCATGTGGCATCAGGCGGTTATGTAGTTAATGCGATCAATATTGAATTTGCTACGATGATTCTCAGCCCCCCCAACCCGCCGGTACTCAAATGACTCCAGATCGTAAAGTTCAGATTGGCGCTGGGATGGGTGGACTATCAGCAATTACTGCGTGGGCTGTTACAGAGCTTACCGGAATTAATGTCCCGCCAGAAGTAGCTATTGCGTTCTCGACCTTTCTTACTTTTATTGTTCAATATTTTGTGCCAAATAAAGAATAATCAGAGGTTAAAGTAATTCATGAAAGAGTTAATAAGTGCTGACTGAAGCACAACGAAATGACCTAATAGCAAAACTACCACCAGACAAACGCAGGCTCGCCCTTGATAAATTAAAAGAGCGGGATGAGATAGTAAGATATAACCAGTGGGATTATTACAACCCCTATAAGAAACAGAAGGAATTCCATCATACGATAGCCAGGGAAAGGCTGTTTGAGGCAGGGAACCAACTCGGCAAGACGTATGCCGGAGGCATGGAAGTTGCCTACCACCTAACAGGCCTCTATCCCAAATGGTGGAAGGGTCACAGGTTCTCCTCAAAGCGTCCAATAAAAGCATGGGTATCCGGAGAGTCAGGAGAGTCAACCCGTGACAATCCCCAAAGAATCCTATGTGGAAACATTGGGGAATGGGGAACAGGAACAATCCCGCTTCACCTTTTAGGTAAATCCTCTTTTGCTCGCGGTGTTTCTGAGCTAATTGACCATTTCAAGGTCAAGCATATATCCGGTAAATGGTCCTCTGTTTTCTATAAGTCCTATGGTAAGGGACGTGAGAAGTGGCAGGGTGAGACTGTAGACCTTATCTGGTACGACGAAGAACCTCCGATAGACGTTTACTCAGAGGGGGTAACCAGAACTAACAAGGTACTCGGTCCGAACATAGTCACATTCACACCTCTAAAGGGCATGTCTGAGGTTGTATTCAGATTCCACGACAAAGACAACCAATCAGAAGAACGAAAAGTAATCCAGATGACAATCTGGGATGTAGTGGGGGAGAAAAAGGGCCACTACACGAAGAAACAAGCAGAACAGATTGTAGATGCCTACCCGGACCATGAAAAGGAAGCACGCGCACTTGGTACCCCGATGCTGGGTTCAGGTCGTGTATTCCCTATAGCAGAAGAAGCCATCAGGATCACCTCAGACTACCAAATTCCGCGTTATTGGCCTCAACTGATAGGTATGGACTTCGGATGGGGGGATCATCCCACAGCAGCTATCAAGGGGGCATGGAACCGTGACGCAGACAGACTCATCCTTACAGAAGAATACAGACGGCGGGAAGCAACAGACATTGTATCAATCCACGCTTCCGGAATCAGAGCAATGGGAGGTACAGATATCCCGATTGCATGGCCGCACGATGGGAAGATGGGGAATAAGTTGGATGGTACTGAGGTTGCCACCATGTACCGTGATCAGCTCCTCTACATGCTACCGGAGCACGCTACCTTCGACGAAGGTGGATTCGGAGTAGAACCTTCAATACAGCGGTGTTACGAAAGGATGAAAACAGGTCGTTTAATAATAATGGAACACCTTACGATGCTGTTCGATGAAATACGCATATTCCACCGTAAAGACGGGAAGATCCAGAATATAAGGGATGACCTTATCTCTGCAATGCGCTATCTGGAAATGATGCTGAGGTATGCACAGGTTGTATCAAACCGATTCGACGAGGATAACGAGGAACCTAATTATGCTAGAGACCACGACAGATCAGCGATTTGCGGGTACTGATAGATGCCGGTAGAAATGGTTGAAGATTACGAGGAGGATGAGCCCTCAGAACCAATAACACTTAAGGCTATCCTGATGAATGCTACTAATGTAGCGGAAATCATGGAGGATAGTGAGCTATCGACTTTAGCACACCTTGTCGAAACCGAATACGATATTGATGTTAATTCACGGCAAGAACGGATTAAACGATCTGAAGATGCTATCAACCTTGCAAAACAGGTTGTAAAAGCAAAATCCTATCCGTGGCCTAAAGCATCGAATATTAAATATCCGCTTGTCACTACAGCTGCAATCCAGTTTGAAGCAAGGGCATATCCTGCAATTGTATCTGGCGTCAATATCGTTAAGACAAAGGTAAATGGGTTTGATCCTGACGGTCAGAAGCGTGCTCGCGGTGAAAGAATCGGCATGCATATGTCATGGCAGCTTCTTGAAGAAATGGAGGAGTGGGAAGAAGAAACCGATAAAATGCTTTTGATTATTCCGATTGTCGGTATGTGTTTCAGGAAGACATACTTTGACAAGGTTAAGGGCAGGAATGTATCCAAGAGCGTCCTAGCTCAGAATCTTGTATTTAACTATTCCGTGTCGTCATTCCTTGACTGTAATCGCAAGACTGAAGAGCTGGAGCTTTACCCGCATCAGATTATAGAGCGGATACGGTCAGGTATATTTATAGACTTCAAATTTGGAACAGCACAGGACACAGGGAGTACCCATACAAATGACGCAAAGAAAAATCCCGACCCCAATGATCCTGATGGACCACACAAGTTCCTTGAACAACACAGACTGTTCGACCTGGATGATGACGGATACCCGGAGCCTTACGTTGTTACCGTACACAAGGCCTCCGGTAAGTGTGTCCGCGTTGTACCAAGATTTGATGAAGAGTCGATACAGAGAAATGACGCTGGTGAAGTAATAAGAATCATCCCGGACCAGTATTACACTAAATACGGTTTCCTGCCTAACCCTGATGGTTCAGCGCATGACATAGGGTTTGGCGACATTCTTATGCCGATCAACGAAGCTATTAATTCATCATTGAATATGATGATTGATGCCGGTCACCTTCAGAATGTTGGAGGTGGGTTTATGGGTTCAGGCATGAGGATGAAGGGTGGCCCCATCCGTAGAAAACTTGGCGAGTATGTCCGGGTTGAATCTACTGGTAAGTCTATCAGTGAAAATATGGTGGATATAAACCACCCAGGACCGTCATCTACATTGTTCCAGTTGCTGGGTCTTATGATTGAAGCAGGTAAAGAGATTGCATCGATTAAAGATATTTTGACTGGTGAGCAAAGTGTATCAAATACCCCTGCATCGACTACGCTTGCCTTGATCGAGCAGGGCCTTAAAGTTTTCACTGCTATATATAAAAGAATCCATCGGTCATTCAAGTATGAGTTACGGCTTCTATACAAACTAAACCAAAAGTACATGCGGCCACAGCAATATTTCACGTTACTTGATTCTCAAGACCCGATAGAGGTGCTTAAGAATGATTACCAAATCGCAGACATGGATATACACCCTGTTTCAGATCCAACAATGGTTACAGACATGCAAAGAATGGCCAGAGCAGAGGCACTGTTACCGATGGCACAAGATCCGGATTTCAATGGGAAGGCTATTAAGCAAAGATACCTGGAAGCGATGGGTATTGAAGACATAGACGGACTTTGGGCTACTGAAGAACAACAGCAAGGAGCAGCACAACAGCAGCAACAGCAAGTACAGATGGCGATGGAAGAGTTAGCTACAAAGAAGAAAGATGCAGAGGCAAAAATGCTGAAAGCAGAATCAGGAGCAATCCTTGATCTTGCAAAGGCAGAAGCAGAGGAATATGGGCAGCAGCTAGATCAATACACTGCTTACATGAGCACACTCAAGCAAATAGATGAGGCATTGAATGGACCTAATCAACAGGGCGGAATGGGAGAGCCTCAAGGCGGACCCCAGAGACTACAGGTATAGGGCTTATCTTAAACTGTGGCTCGAAGAGTTAAAGTTAAAATGGGTTAATGGTGAGTTTACTGACCCGATTGAAAATGCAATTGCAATAGGTAAAGCGCAGCAGTTATCAGATCAAATAGATCTTAATTACGATGACATCCATAGTTTCTTTATAGCGATAGGAGTAAAGAAAGAAAATGAGCCAGATAGTGAGTGAGTTTTCACAACCGAATAAGAAGAAAGATACATTTCATAATCCTTCAGGGGTGCAGCCTATCGAATACAAGTGTCTTGTAAAACCGTACATGATCGAAGATACGGATGAGATTTTAAAAAGCGCAAAAGAGGCAGGTATCGTTCTTCATACAGAACAGGCTGAACGTGAGCAGATGACACAATGCATTGCACTTTTGGTAGCTATTGGTGGTAATGCATTTGAAGATATGAAAGGTCCTCTCCCTAAAGTTGGAGACAAGATATTAATGGCGAAATATGCCGGTATGCGAACAGATGGGATTGATGGGTATGTTTACAGAACGATAGTAGACAAGGATATAGCAGCAATTTTATTTGATCCTAAAGAGTCTGATGGCAATTGACTTAAGGCCAACAGAGCTTGATGTCAAATGTAAGACAGAAACACAGTATCACATGACTATAAGACACAGGCAGAGCGGAGCAATTGCATCAGGGTCAGGAGAAAACAAGTATGCCCTTGAGTGTAAGTTGCTTGAGAAATTAAGGGAGCGAATGAAGGAGAAAGAAGATGGCAGAACCACAGATTGAAGAAGAGGAAATTGAAGAGGAAGTCGAAGAGGAAGTAAACGAACCAAACGAGGAAAATATCGCCCTTGCTAAATCTATGGGGTGGGTTGAAGAAGAGAAATTCCGTGGTGATAAATCCAGATGGGTAAGCGCTGATACATTCGTCGAGAAGGGGATGAATGATCTCCCGATCTTAAGGGAAAGACTTCGCAATCAAAGTCGGCAAATGGATGAAATGAAGTCGGATATGACTGACTTCAAGAAATACCACGAAGACACTGAAACCAGAGCTTATCAAAGAGCCTTCACTGATATTGAAGCGAAACAGCGTGCGACAGTTGATGATGGTGACTCTGAAAAATATGAGTTACTTCAGAGGCAAAAACAGGCTTTAGCTACTGAACATCGCGCCAGACAGGTTCCTCAAGCTCAGCCTGAAAATGAAGTGGTTTCAAGATGGAAGGCTGAACGTAGTTGGTATAACGAAAATCCGACTATGCGGTCTTATGCTGAAAATTCAGCGGCTTCCTTTATTGGCGATACAAGACCGGAACTAAGGGGAACCCCTGAGTTTCTTGATGCTATCGATGATGAAGTTAAAAAACGGTTCCCTGCATATTTTGAGAACAAGAACCGTAACAATGCTCCTACTGTTGAGTCAGGTGGTATGACACAGCGTAAGCGTAGTAACGGTAGAGCCTATCAAGACCTTCCAGCAGACGCGAAAGTGGCCTGTGACAAGTTTGTACGCAGGGGCTTGGTAACTAAAGCTCAATATGTCAAAGATTACGAATGGGATTAAGCCATGCAAAAACTGAGAAATGAGCGCACACAACCACGTGAGAATGACCGTAGTAACGAGCGCGACCCGAGAAAGAAGAGAACTCGACTAGGTGAACCAACATCCATCCTTGAGGCAGAACACCGAGAGGGTTATCACCGATGCTGGATAAACGACTACCCTGCTGGCCATTTGGTAAAGGCTCTTGATTCAGGATATGAGTTTGTTAAAAGCGAAGTGAAGGGATTGGGTGGCGGTCAATTACGTGGGCATGAACTCGCCTCAATGCGGTCTGAACAAGTTGGAACGAAACCGGATGGCTCTGTAATGTTGGGCTATCTGATGGAGATTCGACAAGATTGGTATGAGGAGGATTCTGCCGAACAACTTAAACGCGCTCTTGAAATCGATGAGCAGATCCGTAGTGGAACTGCTGGCGATGATAGTGGGCTATCAAATGAAAACCGCTATATCCCTGAAGGGGGAATTAAGTATCAAACGTAGCGGTTAGGAGGTTTTAAATGGCAAATGTAGATAATCCGTCAGGGTTAACTCCTGTTCGATATCTTAATGGAGCCCCATACAATGGGCAGGCTCGCGCCTATTACCATGTGGCAACTGATGCGGCAGCAATTTATATTGGCTCGCCTGTCAGCTTGTCCGCTGATGGTAGTAATGCTGCTGCTGTTGGCGGTTTTGATATTGGCACGCTTGGCATGGTTAAACATGCTGCTGCTGGTGGATCGACTGCCCGTATTGTAGGGGTGTGTGTTGCAGTGGACCCTCTTAACGGGGCTGGCTCTGATGGTCGTGATTCTACGATTTATTGTGCTGCTTCAACAGAGCGTGTTATTTGGGTTGCAGATGACCCAAATATTATTTTTGAGATTCAGGAAGATAATGATACCAGCGATCTTGCAGCCGCTGATGTCAACACTAATGCTGATTTAATTGCTACATCAGCTGGTTCAGATGTAACGGGACTTTCTGGTTGGGAGCTTGACTCCTCATCGAAAGCGGTAACTGCGACTCTTGATTGTCATATTATCAGTAAATCAAAGATTCCAGGTAACGAATTGGGCGCGCATTGTAAGTGGGATGTAACAATCAACTTACATCAGTATAGCTCCAATAACATCGGCATTTAAGGAGAAAGGATTATGGCTGCTGGCGTAATTACAACTGGTAATCATCCGAAAGCCTTATGGCCGGGGATTAAAGCAATTTGGGGGCGGCAGTATAATGAACATGCCGTCGAGTATACCGACCTGTATGATGTTGATAGTTCTGATCAGGCTTATGAAGAGGATTTCGAGGTAACAGGTTTCGGCCTTGCACCGGTAAAGCCTCAAGGTGAGTCGGTTCAGTTTGATTCTGAAACACAGGGTACGGTTTCACGTTTTACGCATGTCGCATATGCGCTTGGTTATATCGTAACGAAGGAGGAACTTGACGATAACTTGTACGAACAAGTATCAGGTCGTCGTGCTCAGGCTCTTGCCTTTTCAATGGCGCAAACCAAGGAAAATGTAGGTGCTAACGGCTATAACAAGGCGTTTGATGGTGGTGCACTTGGTGGTGATGGGGAGCAGTTGATTTCCCTTACCCACCCAACACGTACAGGCAATCAGTCTAATAGGCTGACAACGGATGCAGAGCTTTCTGAAGCATCCATTGAGGCTATGATTATCCAGATCATGGGGGCAGAAAACTCTCGTGGGCTGAAGATTAACCTCATGCCTGAATGCCTGAATGTACCTCGTCAACTTTGGTTCGATTCTAATCGTATACTGAAGTCTGTTCTCCAGAACGATACTGCAAACAATGCAGTAAATGTGCTGAAGGCGACTAACTCGCTTCCGAAGGGCATTAAGGTAAATCATTACTTCACAAGTGCAACGGCATGGTTTATCCGTACCAATGCACCTCGTGGGATGATTTGCTACGACAGGAAGAAGGCGGAGTTCACTAAGGACAACGACTTCAATACTGAAAATGCCAAGGCTAAGAGTTACGCCCGGTATAGTTTCTACTGGAGTGATTTCCGAGGTCTTTACGGAACTACCGGCGTTTAATCATCCGTCCCTCCGTGGGACTTTCAGCGGTGCCGAACAGGGTAAAGTGCTCTAGCAGCCCCCCGCTTTTTTTAATCTTTATAGATTCCTGAACCCATTCTGGGCATAAGGGAAGTTGACTCCCGAGAGGGAAGGAAAAGATATGTCAAATCCAACACAAATTACCAGTCTCCGTATTCCTACCGAGACTTTGATTACCACGAAGATCTTGACCGAAAAGGATTCAGGGAAGGCCTTCTTGTTAGACCTTGTTGATGGCTTTACTGTGACTCTCCCGCCTGTTGCGAAGGCTGGTAATGGTTTCTCTATCTCATTTGTAGTTAAGACAAGTCCGACAACTGCTTATATCATCACTGAGGATGCTACGGTTGACGTTGACGTATTAACGGGTGGTTCATCTTCAGCAGAGCTTACATCTCTGGCTGTGGCTGCTTATAGTGCGGCATACACTCAGATAAATTTTGTTGCATCAGAAGCAGTCCTTGGTGATTGGGCGACTGTCACAAGTGATGGTATTCGTTACTACACGCATGTCCATACTAATGTACAAGCTGGCGTGACCTTAACGTAAGGAGAATACCATGGTCGATTTTGCTAGAGTAGTATCGACGGTAGGTACAACTGCCACAACAGGAACAGATTGGCTTCAGCTGAAAGGCTGTAATGCAGACCAACGTAACTTTTTTGATATATCTGTAGTGTTTACCGGGACTGGAACCGTCCAGTTGCAAAGGAAGCACCCAAGTGAAGCAGACGGCGCTGCAAGAGTTATCGAATCTTATACTGCGGATACAGAGAAAATAGGAGAGATCGCAACCAGATGGCAAGTCAGGTTAATTGTTACTGCGCACGGTGGTTCAGGTGATATTGTTCTTGAGTTGACACAGTAATGGCAATTACAAGGAGGATCACAAGGGATTGTGTTCGTAATATTGCCAGGGGGATAACTGAAGATGTTGGTTCGCAAAATCTATTTATCCCAGGTAACTGGACGACTGGCTTATGGGTGGAATCTCCATCGAATACTTTTACAATAAGCGGGTTGCATGGGAATGAGACACTCTCTCAAGATGTATCAACAGAAGGTCTATTATATACATTAAGCTTTGAGGTTGTTAGTTTATCTGGTGGGAACCTAAGATTCATGATTGGGGGGGCCGTAGGGCCATTTATAAATTCAGTTGGACTTAAGTCTGTCACTAATGTTGGTATTAGTGGAGGACAGGATGGAGTTCGAGCGTTAACAGACGTACAGGCAGTAGTCAAAGATTTATCAATTGTTCTTGCAGAATAAGAGGTTAAATTATGTACACACCAAAACCACCAGGCCATATACTGCCTGTATATGAAAAAGGCGGGATGCGTTTCGATTTAGCGATCACTGACCCACAGGCAGATTATGAGACGGCTGATCAGCGAAGGTTTCAGTACCTTGACGCGTGGCCTGCACCAAAAGAAAATCGTGCAGAATATAACATTGGATTCATGTTTCCAGATGAGTTTGTAGAGACACCAAACGAATTTTCGATAATGACGTTTAAGCATAAAAATTCTGGTGTGGATCATTCGGCTCCAGTTTCTTTGCGTGTTCGCGATATGGAAATGCACTGGAATTTTAGAAAAAAATACAGGGAGTTTGATCCAGATGAACGCCAACTCGGGAAGATCCAGATACAGCGGAACATGTGGTATCAAATTCATGTGGAATGTATTTGGGACCATAGAATAGTTCCTCCTGACAAAGGGTGGGCTCCTTATTTTAAAGTTTGGTGTAATGGCGTATTGACAGTTGATGACGTTGGTCCTAATTCATATGACATGCCAGAAGGATTGCAGCAAGCATTCGGTATTTATGTCTGGAATTGGAATAACCTAATTACGCAGAGTATTTTTGCTAGGCTTTGATTAGGAATAATTTTGGATAACCAGCCTTATAAAATACTCGATATTTTAGATCATATCTGGCCTTACATAGCAGGATTCTTTGCCACTGTGTGGGGGGCGGCTAGACTTGGCTTAATGGATCGCAAGAGGACTCTTGATAGAATAAAAAATTTAGAGAAATTAGTAGAGGCTTCTGCCACTAAACATGAGTTATATTCTTGCAGGAAAGAGGTAAATGAACAAGGTTCAGATTCAGAACATAGAATTATGGACGCAATTAATGATATGAAAAAGTCAAGCAGTGATATTCATCTTAAAATTGTAGAGATAGTAAGTAATATGGTTGCCAAGGGCAAATAACTTATTTGGGGTTGATATGGTATTAAAGTTCGACGGGGCAATAGGATTTATATCAACCTTAATAGGTGTCTTTCGCATGTGGCTGTTAAAGGGTTCTCTTGAAAACTGCAAAGACGAAATTGACAGGAACATAAAAGAATCAGAAGAAAGGATATGTAAAAAGATAGACGAACAAAAGAAAGATAACTACGACAATATATTAAAGGTTCTCGCAATTGTCAGTAATATGATTATTAAAGAAGATCAGAGAAGGAGGTAATATGGGGCGCGCAGACTTTTATGATCACGGGAATGCAAACAAGATATGCGACAAATGTGGCCAGAAGTACAAAGCCAGTGAGTTGCAGGAGCAATGGGACCACACATGGGCGTGTTCTTATGACTTTGAACTACGCCAGCCACAAGACCGCCTAAGATCATTCCCTGACAAACAGACAATTGAAGATGCACGCCCTGAAAGTGTAGCAGAGATTACCTTTTGGGACGGAAGCTCACTTGTAGAGGGAGAGAATGATCCTTCTACGGATAGTTTCCTGACCACGAATGAAGTTCAGCCTGATGACCTTGGTGACGGCAATGGAAGCATTTGCACTGTTGCACCATCAATCCCGGAGTGCCAATAAATGCCAACCAGCGGGTCAATAACCCTTACGACAAGCAGGGACGAAATAATACAGGAAGCCCTTGAGCTTTTAGGTGTTGTTGAGACTGGTGTTGCCCCTGATTCTGCTCAGATAACAACATGCGCTCGTACCTTAAATAATATGATTAAGGCGTGGCAGATGGATGGACTTCAAGTCTTTACTGTCAAGAGGGGTTATGTTTTCCTTGAGCGCGATAAGACAGAGTACACATTGTCCACGACAGGAGATAACTGGACATATAATTATGAGAGCCAGACTCTAGCAGCAGATGCGGCTTCCGGGCAAGCACAGATAGAAGTTGAAGATGCATCAGTTATGGCCGAAGGTGGAACGATAGGACTAGCACTTGATGATGGAACAGTTGTTTGGGATATAATAGCAACGCTTGACGGTGGTAACCTTATCTCTCTGACAAATAATCTTACTGCTGCTGCATCAGAAGGAAATAATCTCCGGTATTACCTTGCTAAGGCTGATAAACCGTTAAACCTAGTAGAGGCAAGCCTTAGAAATGAATCAAATAATGATCGCCCTTTAATCCCTATTTCCCGTAAGGAATGGTCTGAGCTGTCGAATAAGGGTTACCAGGGGTCTACTACTGAAATCTTTTTTGATAGCACGTCTGGTGATCCTGTTCTATTTGTCTGGCCACAGTCAAGCCAAGACTTCGATATCATTGTCTTGTGGATACAGAGGTATATAGACTCTTTCGATACCGGAACAGATGAACCAGACTATGAAGCTGAGTGGTTCCTCCCTCTTTCATTTAACCTTGCAGAACTTGTAGCTCCAAAGTTCGGGGTTCCCACCACAAACAAAAACTTCAAAGCTGTTCATGATAATGCTGTTTTTTGGTACGACAAGGCACAAGGATTTGATTCTAGTCCTGAATCTGGAAACATATGGTTTGAGATAGATACTGTCAACTCACCATGAAACTGCCAATCATCAAAGACCTGCACATAGAAAAATTTACAGGTGTAGGGATTGATGTTTCAGACTACTTTAATCAAAATGCAATCATAGGCCAGTATAGTGATACCAGGATATATGCCACCCAAAGACCTTCCATAGATATATTTGAAGAACCGACTGAACCTGTAACAGAAGCAGGTAGAGGTATTTACTTCTGGGACCATCCAAATGTAAACGCCAGATACATCGTCATTAATAATGAAGTATTTAAAGGGTCTGCTTCTACTCCAGCTATAGCCACTATCTCCGGAGGCACACAAAAAGTATTCTTTGTAGAGATGGTGAACTGGCTTGTTATTCTTGACCCCGAGAATAACGAAGGTTGGTGGATCTTACAGTCTGATGATACTGCTGTAGTAGAGATTGTTGACGTCTCCTTCCCCCCTAAAAGGACTCCCACTGTGCAGTTGGCAGGCGGAGGCGCATTCCTGGATGGGCATCTTTATGTTGGCGGGACTGATGGTGCCATTTACAATTCCGATTCAAATACCCCTGTTGATTGGGAAGACCTTGGTAAGGTTTCTGCTGAACGTAAAGCAGACGGGGGGATCTATCTTGATATACACCATAACGATATCGTGTTGTTTGGGTCAAGAACTATAGAATTTTTCTATAATGCTGCAAATCCTTTTCCTGCAAGTCCACTTTCGAGACGCCGTGATGTCGCATTCTTACAATATGGAATGGTAGATAGAAATTCAGCATGGCGTGAAGGCGATAATATATATTTTATAGGGCTTCATCCATCTGGAGCCACTCAAGTTCTAAAGCTCGCTCAATACCAGCCAGAAAAGATATCATCAGATACTATCGACTCTTATGTAGGTAACGCAAGATTTATACAGAAATCCCTTACTGTTGCAAGTGGGTTTTCTGCTGCTGAGAGAACATTCTTTATTCTTACTTTCTATCGTATACAGGGAGGGGTTATATCTCCTGATATAACTATTGTTTTTGATGGAATGTCATGGGGTAAATGGGATACTGATCTTCTTTCTATAGATAGGTTCCCTCTTGTTGGATGGACTGTAAGAGGCGGCACAGAGGTTAGACCCGGAGAGGGAATAATGTCTAACGGGGATTTAATAACCGTCAATGACAACTTTAAACCTCAAGATACTCTATTGTGTGACAGGTATATAGCAACAGGTTATTACGCGGGAGATGGTTACTATGTTGCTCAGGATTGTGCGGGGACAACCTACGATATGATCGTTGGTACTGGCCCCTTTGATGGGGGAACAAACAAATGGAAATTTGGGCATAGGCTGGAAATTGTTGGTGATGAAACAGAAGCTGCTACAGATGCTACAGTCAGATGGGCAGACGGGAATAGTGTGGACTTTAACGCTGGAAGAACCATTGATCTTTCCGTCAAGCAAAGTACAGATGCCATTGGGAGATTTAAAAGAAGAAACTTCGAGGTTGTTATAAACAGCACTGAACAGTACAGAATAGAAGCACTTGAACTTGATTTCACAGAAGGTGGTCACTAATGGCAATATCAGACTGGATGAATGCAACTGTCGGGAACGCTTCTCTTGGTGACATAGGTAAGACAGCAGTAGACCTTTACGATGTTTGGCAGGGAGGGAAGAAGGGTAAAGATGCTGCCGATACTATGGCAGGCGGTTATGACAAAGGAATGGGGGTTTTAGAAGATGTTTATGACACGACTAGAGGAGATATAGATCCTTATCTCACTGCTGGAACCACTGCCCTTGTTCGATATACGGGACTTATGCAAGACCCTTCTACTATTGTAGATGACCCTGGATACCAGTTCAGACTTACACAAGGTGAAGAGGCTGTTAAAAGGAATCTTGAGGCAGCCGGGTACGCTGATCCTATGGGCTCAGGAGCGAACCCGATGGGCATTACAGAATACGCACAGGGCTTCGCAACGAATGAGCTGGATGCCGCTCTTAATAGGTCACTTCCTCTTATGAATCTTGGTAGTGATGCAACTCGGACAGGGGCAGTAGCTGGGGCCACTTATGGCCAAAATATGGCTGAAATGTATACAGGTAAAGCAAAGCAACTCGCTACCAAAGACATTCTTGATGCTCAGGCTATGTCGGGATATCTGAAGGGTGGAAAGGGATTAATAGATTCCATAGCTGGCAATGAAACGCTTCAGCAGCTTGTTAAAGAAGCATTAGGCGGCGGCACAACATCAGAAGGTATCCCGTTATGGGACCTTGTTTCGGATGCCTTTGGAATTGATAAGGGAGATGTTGGGGTTATCGAGAGTGTTAAACGAATGTTCGGGGCAGGTGATATTCCGATGTCAGGCGGGATGGGGGTTGGTGCTGTATCCCCTATAGCTACAGCAGGGATGGATGCGCTCCAATTTGGTGGAGGAGATGTTGGTGGGCTTATATCCGGGTTGAGTGATGCGACAAAGTTAGATTGGAATAGTTTATTCTCTTTATCCGGGGCAGAGGGTGGAAGTGGTGCCGGAGCCTTGGAGTTCCCAGGGCTTTTTAGCGAAGCCTCTGGAGGAACAGGGGCAGTAGCAGATATGGGTGCGCTTGAATTAGGTGGGGAAGCTGCTGCTGAAGCTGGTGGCTTAGCAGGGTTAGGTAGCTGGGCAACAACAGCACTTGGGATACCGGCTGCAATGTACGGGATTTCAGAATTCACACAGTCCTTAGAAAAGACAGGTTCTGAAAGTAGAGAAAGCTCTTTATTGAGCGCACAAGATCCTTTACAGAAAGGGATTGACTTCATAAGTGGCGAAGACCAGTTGAGAGGGAAAGATATCAGCACGACTGCTGATACAAGTTCATATTACAGCGAGAGTGGTATGACGAATATTGGTGCTGATAAGTCAGAAAAGGATTTAACTGAAGAGACTATATCTACGATGGCTGGAATTGTTAAAGCCACCCCATTGTCAGAATTACAAACACATTCAAGTTTTAATGATATACAGGACACGATAGTAGAAGGATTCCTTGATGGTGCAGAAGGTACGAAGGGAGCGATGAAGAACCTGTTCCCGGATATAGATAATAAACTATTAGACTCTTATAAAACGGCAGAATCAGACCTGCAGAATATGAAGAATAGCGGCAACTTCTCCAAGAAAGAACTAGATAAGCAAAGGAAGAAGGTTTCAGAAAAGAAGGATCAGATATTGGCTTACGTTTAGGAGATTAACATGCCATACGATAGAGGTAGTCTTAATAACTTTGTCCAGAGACAGGGCGGTAATTTGTCTACGTTAGGGCAGTCTCCTACTTATACAGGGGCACCAGCACAAAAACCCATGATGTATCAACCCAACCAACAGGGGCAGAATCAGCAGGGTCAGAATCAACAGGGGCCAATGCAGCAGCGAATGATGGGATCTCAGATGCCTATGATGCGCGATCAGATGCAGTCCAGAGGTGCACCACAGTATCCATTGCGTACGTTAGGGATGCAGGGCCAGCAAATGATTCCACAGCAGGCGATGCATCGCCAGGCTATGATTCAAAGGGGGCAGCAACAGCGCGCTGCACAACAGCGTATGGCGATGCAGCAGCGTATAGCAGATCAACAGCTACAGCGCCGTAACCGATACAGCCCCATAGATAGAATGATGCAAACACAACCTCCACTTATGCGCAGGTGATTTATGCCTAATCAACAAATTCTTAATGCTATGAATCAAGGTGCTCCTACACTATTGAGCGAGCAGATGGCTGCTGAAGACATGGCTATGGCTCGGGGGTATGCAGAGACTATGGGGTCAATTGCTGATACTCAGGCGCAACAGTTTTCTAATCAGCAGTTGTCTGAAAGAAGTAATATTCTGAAAGAATTTGAGGGGAGGACAGATACTCCTGAATTTCGTTCAAAGATGGGAACTGTTGACCCGCAAACTGCATTTGACTTCCAGAGTCAAGCAATGAAGCTGGAAGAATCTGACCGTAAGGCTCTTGATGATAAATTTAAAGTGGTTGGTAATCTATTATTGCAATTAGACACAGAAGAAAAATTTAATAACCATCCGATATCTCAACAGATGTCATGGGGTCAAATACCCGATGTATTATCTCGGGCTTTAGAAGCTTCAGATATATTAAAAATGACAGGAGGTGGTGACCAATCGGTAAGGGACCAGAAAATATCTGAATTAATTGCAAGGAATATAGACCCAAATACTGCTGCTGATATTGCCGATGGCAGAGTTAAAGTAACAAGCCCTGATAGCTTTGGCAATATCTATACAGTAAATACTGTTACCAATGAAAAGAAGTTGGTTTCAGGATCAGGTGGACAGACACCACAACAACAAGAGCCAATTCAACCTGTTCAAAAAGGTGAATCAATTGCAAAAGCAGCAATGGAAGGGACTGGACCAATTTCATCAGCGCAACAAGGGATTAGCAATTTATTTGGCTTTATGTGGGAAGGGCAGATGTTTCCGGAAAATGCTCGGGCTAGACAACGACTAAACCTGTTTAATAAAGCAGCACAAGAGTCTCTAATACAGAACCCCAGGTTCCCTGTTGCAGAACAGCAGTTTGTTAAGTCTCTTTTGCCATCAACTGAACAAATTTTCAAAGATCCTGATGATTCTGTATCAAATCTTGCTGAGTTGAGGAATCATCTTGAGGCAAAAATAGACGCAAATACTAGGTCAATAAGTGGTAGCGAAATAACAGAGAAACGTCGTGGTGATCTTTCTAACCAAAATGATGCGATGAAACGTGTTTTATCTCTTATGGGTGACCAATCTAGCGGAGCTAGTAGACTTGATCTTGCCAGAAAGATAGCAGACGGTACGGCAAGCGACGAAGAGTATGAAGAATATGCGACCCTAAGAGGTCAATAAATGGCTAACTTCGGAACTAACTATGATGACCTTATTAAGAAATATTCATCAGATTACGGGGTTGATCCACGTGAAACATATGCTATCGGTAAGGCTGAATCTAACTGGGATTCAAAGGCCATATCTCCTACTAATGTAAAAGGCGCAATGCAAGTAACCCGCCAGACGGCGGAGGAGCATGGAGTTACTAGCGAGCATAACGAGATAAATAATCAATTAAAAGCAGGTGTTGGTGAGTACAAAAAGAACCTTGATTACTATAGTGGGGATAAAGAACTGGCATTGATGGCGTATAACGGTGGGCGAACTGCTGTTGATCTATGGATTAAGAATGGTAAGCCAGAAAGCGGTGAGGGCCTTGGACTTTCAAGACGTAGAAAAGGCCCTGAAGCGGTTAATCAGAAAATAAAAGAAGTTATTGACTATCCAAAGAGGGTTATGAGTTTCATGGGAGATCAACAAAGGATACCTGACAACGAAAGGTTGATGCTCAGGAAACAAGCCTTGCAGGAAATGGCGGCTCAGGATGTTTCCCAAGCCAAACCAAAAAGAAGTGCATCTTATGACTTCTTTAGCGGGGCTAATAAGACGTTGATTGGTGCTGCTGGGTTCCCTGTTGATCTGGCTAATAAGGTATTAAGCCTTGTTGGCCTTGGGGTTGATGAGCCTTTCCTTGGTTCAGAGCAATTATCTGGACTTGCTGAAGATACCGGCATTATAAATCCTGAAGAGATGGAAGAATCAAGGGCAGAGCGCGTCGGAAGAGTTGCTGGCGCTGCTGTTCCGGGTGTAGGCGTCATAGGTGGGATTGCTAAGACTTCAATGACTGCCCCTATACTTCAGGGGTTTAGGGCAGCCCCAAAGGCTTTTGCCGGAGCTGAAGCTGTTGCGGCTGGTGGGGCCGCCGCTGGTGGTGAGATTGGACGACAATTTGGAGAAGGTGGAGAAATTATAGGTCAGATTATTGGCGGGATAACAGCCCCTCACACGCTTCCTGTTCTGGCTAAAATGCCGACATTAAGTCTACTCAGGAGAGCATTGAGACCTACTACAAAAGAAGGTGCAAAGGATTATGCAGCAGAAATTTTGCAAAAAGGGATTGGCGATAAGTCCAAAGCATTAGGAATGGCCGGGGGTGCAGATATCTTACCGGGTCATAAATTATCTCTCGGCGCTCAAACTGGGAGCGATAAATTACTAGGACTTGAGAAGGCTGTAGTAAGGAAGCTTCCTTCACTTAAAGACGATATAGCAAGAAATCAGTCAGAAACAAATGCTGCCATACAAGAGGCTTTGGCAACAAAAGGGGATATTGATAATACTGTTATGTATTTTGAAGCCCAGAAACTAAGGGTTGAAAATGCCCTTAGGGCAAGGATGGGCGCGGCTGTATCAAAGATGAATGATTCTGCTGCTAAATTAAAGCCTGATGCCGGGAGGTCTGAATACAGTCGGATAATGTCACGGGAACTTGAAGATGCTTTGAAAGATGCAAGGATAGAAGAAACAACTATATGGAACAATCTTGATGAAACTCAAAAACTTGGGCTTTCATCGGGACAGAAAGCATTTGATGATTATATCTCAAGCGAAACTCCTGTCCCTGATTTTGTAAGAAAATTCCTTAAAGGTGAAAAAGAAAAATATCTCATAGAAACTCCTAAAGGTTTTGACCGACCACCTCCCACGACAAAATTGAAAATAAAAAATTTTAAGGATGTAAAAGAATTTAGAAGTAAAATATTACGGTTCCAGAGAACAGCAAGGGCATCAGGGCAAGCAGACCAATCATATTTCCTGCAGAAGATAAATGAAGGG